TTATGTTAGCCGAATGGTCTAACAGGGGTTTAAATCAATGGACGGTTACAGAAAAAACTGTTGCCATGATTGCTGGTACAGGTACATATAATGTTGATAGTGTTAATGCTACAGCGCCAATTGATATCTTAGATATATTCGTTAGAGAAACAACAAATAATACAACTGTAGATCTGCCATTAAATAGAATGAGCCGAGCTGAATACAGTCACCTGGCTACTAAATCTACTACCGGAAAGCCAAATCAAGTTTTTGTAGACAAGCAAACCACCCCAACAATCACAGTTTGGCCTGTACCTGATAAATCAAGTATTTACACGGTCCATATGAATGTATTAATTAGAATGGATGATGCTGACGTGGGCGCAAACACATTAGATTTACCGTTTCGGTTTTATCCATGCCTTGCAGCTGGCCTTGCTTATTATATGAGTCTTAAAAAAGCGCCAGAAAAAACTATGTTGTTAAAGCAGCTGTACGAAGAAGAATTTGATCGTGCAAAATCACAAGACGAAGACCGAACAAGCTTTAGAGTAGCTCCAAGGCTTACCGGTTATAACTCGCCTTAGTTATGGCAAGGGCTACTGGAAAAGAAGCTTACGGAATATGTGATATTACAGGATTTCGATACAAGCTTAGAGAAATGAAAAAGACCTGGGATGGTCTTTTAGTTGGTGCAGATCAATGGTCACCAAAACACCCCCAGTTAGATAGAAAAAGTTTTAAACCAGACTCTCAAGCTTTAAAAAATGCTAGACCAGATACCTCCGATGACAATACAAAGTTTTTGGTGTACACAAATGTGCAAGATGGTATACTTGGGGCAGTATTAGAGACATACGAAATTTCTTGTAATGTCGGAGAGGTAACCATACAAATAACATGAGCTTTACATTAGCCACATTAAAAACAGCCGTTCAGGATTATACAGAGTCTTCTGAGACTACTTTTACATCAAACCTGGACACGTTCATAAAACAAGCAGAAGACCGCATATTTGACAACGTGCAGCTTGCTTCACAGCGCAAAAACGTACAAGGAGCTGCTACAGCTTCAAACAGGTTTTTAGCAACGCCCACAGATTTTTACGCTCCATTTAGTGTTGCTGTAATATCTAACAACAAATATCATTATCTTGACTACAAGCACCCTAGCTTTATTAAAGAATTTAGCCCTACAACAACAGTAACGGCTCTTCCTAAATACTACAGCTTGTTAGATGACACGGCTTTTGAATTAAGCCCAATACCAGACCAAAATTATACTGTTGAGATACATTATCTGCACAAGCCGGCAAGTTTAACTTCTGGAGCAGACTCTGGAACATCTATATTATCAACAGATTATCCAGAAGCTCTTTTATACGGCACTTTGGTCGAAGCTGCTATATTTCTAAAAGAAGCACCAGACGTTATAGGTAACGCTGAAAGTAGGTTCAAAGAAGCACTAGCAAGAATGAAAAATTTAAGCGAAGGCAGAAAGCAACGCGACGAATATAGGTACGATTCCCTTCGACAAGGCGTCTCGTAATGGAGACTATAAAATCACTTGAGGGCGCTCATGTCGCTCTTATCGGGCTAGGCACGTCCCAAATTGACTACGTTATTGGAAAAGAAAACTCTGTTGAGTGGGATGAAACTTGGGGGTGTGGTAGCGCAGCTGCGGTATTTAATTTAGATCGTCTTTTTATGATGGACCCAGCTAGTCGGTTTTTAGATACTGAGGATGCCGGCAAACAAACCGAAATAATGCGCAAAATATTGCCAGAACTACAAATTCCAATTTATTCATGTGAGCTAGATGATCGTGTGCCAGGGATTGTTGAGTATCCGGTTGACGAGATAGTAGCAGCTACAAGATGCGCGTATATGAACAACACGGTTGCATACGCAGTAGCTTTTGCCTATTGGAGCAACGTAAAACAAATAGATTTGTTTGGAATAGATTTTAGTTACAAGGGTCACTTACATTTTGCAGAAGCGGGCCGCGCTTGTGTAGAATTTTGGTTATCAAAGTGCATTGAAAAAGGCATAAAAGTAGGGGTAAGCCCTAGGTCAAGTCTATTAGATTCTGACGTACCTATTGAAGAAAGACTTTATGGTTATCATAGACTAGAAGATCCGAAGGTTGCTGTACCTCATGATGACGAATGGTTTGTGTGTAACAAATCAGAAATGGATAAATTAATTGAAGCCGGAAAAACCACAATACAAACAATACCAAGGCCACCAGAGCCATTTAAAGGATGACAGACGCATTTATAAAACTAGGTAAAGTAGGTGTTCATACCACGCAAAATAAAGGGCATGATCCAGAATTTTGGGCTGCGCAAGTAACTAACAAAATTTGTGGTATATCAGAACATGCACCAGAGCACGTTAGACAACAAGCTTTAGCTTTCAAGCAGACAGTGTATGATATAGTGTTAAGAGGGATCCGCAGTGGAATCGCTTCAGATCGAACAACTGTGGTAAACTTATTAAGAGGCCAGGGTCACGGTGACATGGCTGACATTATTAAGGAGTTATAACATGGCAATTACATCTGCTATATGCAACAGCTTCAAGCAACAACTGCTTGTAGAAGGGCATAATCTTACGAACGGTAGTGACAGTATTAAGCTGGCACTTTATACATCTTCAGCAACGCTTGGCGCCGGAACCACAGTTTTTGTGACAACAGGCCAAAGCTCTGGAACAAATTACGCTAGTGGTGGGTCAGCATTAACTAATGTTACGCCGGCATTGGCTGGTAGCGTAGCTGTATGTGATTTCGCAGATCTTACATTCGGAACGGCTACAGTTACTGCTAGAGGTTGTCTTCTATACAACACTACTAATGGTAACAAAGCGATTGCTGCTATTGATTTTGGTGGCGATAAAACGAGTACGGCTGGCGATTTTACAGTGGTATTTCCAAGTGCCTCTAGTGGCGCAGCTATTATTCGTTTGGCTTAAACAAGTTAAGGGTGTCTGGTTATGCCGTTAACTGTATTTAATTTTAAGGCTGGTATAAACAAAGAAGAAACCGACTATTCTAATGAAAATGGGTGGGTTGATGGTAACTTTATACGCTTCAGAAAAGGTAGGCCAGAAAAAATTGGAGGTTGGGAAAGGCTAACTTCAAGCACTTTTTTTGGTTCTGCAAGAGCCTTACACTCATGGATATCTTTAGGCGGATCGCGATACCTAGGAATAGGCACAACACAAAAATATTATGTTGAAGAGGGCCAGGCTTATAATGACATAACTCCCATTAGAGCTACTACAACCAATGGTATTACTTTTTCAGCAACAAACGGCTCCTCTACTATCACAGCTACTGATTCTTCACATGGCGCAGTTACAGGCGATTTTTTAACTATTGCCGGTGCCGTTTCTTTAGGTGGATTGGTAACCGCAGCAGTCTTAAATCAAGAATACCAAATCCTTTTAGTCACTGGCGCAAACACTTTCACAATTACAGCCAAAGACACATCTGGCAACATCGTTACAGCAAATTCCTCTGACAATAGTAACGGTGGTTCTGGTGTGGATGGCGTATACCAGATTAATTCGGGCCTTGACGTGTATGTGCCCTCTACTGGTTTTGGTGTAAACGCATGGGGAGCTGGTACATATGGGTCAACCAGCGCGATTACTGCAACAGGACAACTTCGACTCTGGACCCACGATAATTTCGGAGAGAATCTAATCATAAACCCGCGTGGCGGTGGTATTTATAGATGGGTAGAAAACAATGGTCTGTCCGTTAGAGCTTTAGAGCTTAACGGGATTTCGGGTGCCAACTTAGTCCCAACAGTAGCGTTGCAAGTTATTACTTCAGAAACAGACAGACATTTAATTGTGTTGGGCGCAGACCCTATATCCAGTGGCAGCAGAACTGGGGTAATTGATCCCATGTTGGTTGCATTTTCAGAAACAGAAAATGAATTACAGTTTGAGCCTTTAGCAACTAACAGTGCTGGTTCGGTGCGTTTATCTTCAGGTTCTTTGATCGTGGGAGGCATAAAGTCTAGGCAAGAAACTCTTATATGGACCGACACTTCTTTGTACAGCATGAACTTTATTGGCCCGCCGTTAACTTTTGCATTAAATTTAATAAACGAAGGGGCTGGATTAATAGGACCCAAAGCAGCAGCTAATTCGCCTACTGGCGTTTATTTTATGAGCAAAAATTCTTTTTACTACTACAATGGATCGGTTCAGAAATTACCTTGCTCAGTACAAGATTATGTTTTTAATGATCTAAACTTAGCCCAAGCATTTAAATGTCATACGGCTGTAGATGCAGAATTCTCTGAAGTATGGTTTTTTTATCCTTCTCTAGAAGACGGCACCGATGAGATATCTAGGTACACCATTTACAACTACGAAGAAAAAACCTGGTCTATCGGGTCGATGGTTCGTTTTTCATGGCTTGATGCGGGCATAGAAGATAAACCTAGAGCGGCGGGAAGAGTCTCTGGATCTAATTTAATTTACTTACATGAGACAGGTTACAACGACGACCAAAGCAGTATGGATAATGTTTTTATTGAATCTGCTGACATTGACCTAGCAGACGGTGATACTTTTACTTTTATTAAAAAAATTATTCCTGATGTTAAGTTTGACACAACTTTAGGCGTCCAAAACTCTCCGGCAATCAATGCGGTTATAAAGAGAAGAAATTATCCAGGTGAGAGTTTAACCACAGATTCAACAACACAAATTACGCCAACTACTACATTTGGCGGCTTGCGCACTAGAACCAGACAGATGGTTATTCGTTTTGAGTCGGACGACGACAACACGCTAGATGTTAATAAAAAAGACTACAAGTGGAGAATCGGCAACACGAGGCTAGATATACAAGCTTCTGGCCGTAGAGGTTAGTGTCTAAATTACTTCCTACAAGACTCCCGCAAGCTCAAGGTGAGTCAGTTGATTCCAATACTTTTAACCGATTAGTTAGAATTTTGGAACTCAATTTAGGGGCAATAGATCCTGATGCTCCAGGGCAATTCAACGCAACAGATATTTCTGGGTTACAATTTGCTACAGGTGCTATAATATTTAACACAACAGTAGAGGTGCATCAAGCTTTTGATGGTAGTACATTTAGAAACTTATATGAACACCAAACATATCCTGTCGGAGTTGAAGCAATATTTGGGGTGGGAGCGGTTACTATAGAGATAACATAATTATGGAAAACAACGATCTAACAAACGCCTTAATGAAAAGGTACGACGTACAAGAATTTATGGGTGGCGGAGAAGCTACTCACACAATGCCAGATGGCACGGTTATGCCTGGCGCTAATCATGGCGAGTATGAAGCCATGGGTTATCAAGAAGGTGGCGTTCCAAGGATGCCAATGGAAACTGGTGCTGTTCAGATGCCAATGCAGATGCCAATGGAAACTGGTGCAGACGTTACTGACGATGAACTTCGCAGACGGTTAGAGCAAATGATGGGCGCAGAAACCGGCGCAGCAATCGGCGACGCAGAAATGCAGCAAATGATGATGATGGGCCAAGAAACCGGTGCGGTTCCTTTCCCTGAGAATTTAGATCCAACTCAAGAATTAATTATGGCCATAGAAGGCTTGCAGATACAAAAGTCGCAAACTAAAGATCCTAGCGAAATAAAACTTATTGAAAAGATGATAGAAAATATTTCTATATCTGCCAACGCCCCATACACAGACTTAATGCAAGAAATTTCTGGTACTGCCGGTGAAGACGACATGATGGCGCACGTTAGATCTGGTGATCTAAATGTATCTAAAGAAATGATACTGAGAAACCCTAACATAGAAAAAGAAGTAGAAAAAACCGCTATTGAAATGGGTCTTGACCCAGAAGAGATGGTTTTTGGCACTGGTTTGGCGTCTTTAAACACATTAACCGGTATGGAGCAACACGGTTTTTTCAAAAAACTAGCCAAAGGCATTAAAAAAGTTATTAAAAAAGTAGCACCTGTAATTGGTCCATTGGCTAATTTTATACCAGGCGTTGGTCCTATACTTGCTGGTGTTATTGGAGCTGGAACTAATTTAGCTGCCGGTAAAGGCCTTAAAGGCGCACTGATGGGAGGCTTATCAGGATTTGGCGCTGGCAAGCTCATGGGCGGAATCGGAAGTTTAGGCACAGTGGGCGGCAAGGTAGTCGGCAGTGGTAATTTTGGTGCTTTAGGATTTGGTGATAAGTTAGCAGCTTTAAAAACTGGGTTTGGATCTGGCAACTTAGCCAGCACATTTTTTAATCCAGCTAAAGGCTCTACTGGTATGTTTGGTGGAAAAATAGGTCCAGGAATTAGACAAGGTATAGGTAGCTTAACTGGCTTTGGTCAGCCAGTGCCTGGAAATGTTCCAGGAGCTGGTAGCCAATACCAAATACAATCCGGTGACAATCTTAGTCAGATAGCGCAAGCAAACGGCATGAGCGTTGACCAGTTATTAGCAGCAAATCCACAAATTACAGATCCAAACATGATTTTTGCCGGACAAGGATTAAACATTCCTGGTGCTGGTTCAGCTCAAGCCGGTGGGTTCTTTAGCAACCTATATAGCGGCACCGGTTCTGATGGTGTCGGTAAATATGGCGCGATTGGAGATATGTTTGGTGGAGTAACAGACAGTTTAGGGCTTACTAATTACGGAGTAGGCGGTGGAAATCAACAAGGTGGCGGTGGTTTAGGTAGCCTAGGTAACTTAGCTGCTGCTGGTATACCGGCTTACTTGTTAGGCAAGATGGCTTACGACGAAGCGAAAAACGATAAAGGCGTACCTTTAACACCTCTAACTACTATGGGACCTACAGGTCGTTACAACATAGAAGCTGAGATAGCCAGAAGGATGGGCACACAAACGCCTAATCCTGTTGAGTTTGGTTTATTGCCTACCGATACTATCCCAACATTATCTGGCGGTCAGCCAATGTCAGCAGCTGGCGGTGGAGATGTGTATCCAAACAAAGGTTTAGAGCAATTGGCACAAGTAGCACCAGAAGCTGTAGAAGCAATGGGTTACAACATGGGCGGTATGCCAATGATGCCAATGGGTTACAACATGGGTGGCAGACCTATGATGCCAATGGCTTATGCCGAAGGCGGTAACGTGGCTATGGAAGATTTTGAAAGAATGAATGGCGATATTAATGGCCCTGGTACTGAAACTAGTGATGACATACCGGCTATGCTTAGCGACGGTGAGTTTGTTATGACTGGAGCAGCAGTAAGAGGTGCTGGCGGTTTTGACATGAAAAACCAAGGTGGTATATTGACTTTGACTCCGAATGGGACACCAGACAGAGAGCGAGGCACTAATATGATGTATGACATGATGGACTTATTTGGGAGTTACGCAGATGCAAATGCTTCAGGGAGTATCGCGTAATGTCTATAGAAGAATTTTTAGCTCGGCTAAACCCTACTCAACAGCAACAGTTTTTAGCTTTGCCTCAAGAGCAACAACAAGCTTATGCTAGTGGAGGTACTGGTGCACCCACAGCAGAAGAATTAGCGCTTTATGACCAGCAAGAAGCTGATTACTATGGAATTTCGCTAGATCAATTAAGACAGGGTAGACAACAACAAGGTGGTTTTGCGCAACCAGGCCAAGATCAATTACCTCCACCTACCGAT